TCCAGTTGTTTCAGCGGGTGAAAGAGCTCATGGCCTTTTGCGCGGATTTTTGTTGGTACTCAATGACCACAACGCGCCGAAGGGAGTCGTCGACTCCCTCCGTAACCAAGTGCTTGCTTATCTGTCGACGGACGGGGATGCCCCTCTATCAGAAAGCGCTTTCGTCAAGAGAGCAAAGTACATTACTTGTGCTCCGATGAGTTGGTATCTCAAGAATGGTTGTGAACCTCTTAAGAAGCCTCCTGTGGCGTGGAAACCCACAGGTCAGTTCCGGAACTGGCTGAGACCTCGCTTGCGATGTCGATCAGCACGGAACACGCATCTCTTTTACTCCTGGTTGCAGGCAAAGAGAGCGGCTCTCCCATTGACGGAGGAGATGGTGCATACTGCCTATGAGGAGCACCGTGTCGCGATGGATCAACCTGACCCGATCGACGACAGCACGCTGGAAGGCGTGATGAACGAGCTGGAGCCCGTGTTGGCTGATGTCTGTAGCAGACTCTTGTCGACATACCAGCCCGGTACTCTTGAAGAGCACCTTGAGTACTATGACAACCTGTCAGATGGCACCCGACATGTCGCGTCCACACGCGCATGCTTCGAGAAGTCCCGCGACCGCGGTGGACAACTCGGCCTCCTCATGGAGAAGGCATTCCTTCGAGATGGAGCTCTGAAACCTGGGCTCCACTTCGGGCTGGAACTGTCCCACATCACGTATCTTCCACAGTGCGTGATCGGTGGATCTGTCGTCAACAACGTCCTCTTCGAGCATTACCGGAAGCCGGTTGCCGAAAGGTTTTGGAACGACGCCATCAACGGTGAAGCCATGTTCTATGGCGGAGAGGTTCTTCAGGCGACGATTCAAGTCGTCCTCGAGCCGCTCAAGACCCGTGTGATCTCCAAAGGTGAGGCCGTGCCGTACTACCTGTCGAAGCCACTCCAGAAAAAGCTGCATGATGCATTGCGGCACCGACCTGAGTTCAGACTCATCGGCCGGCCCTTGTGTCCTACAGACTTGATGGACCTTGAAGTGAACCGCGTCTCTGGTGGGAGCGGTCCACATGAGTGGTTTTCCATAGACTACAGCGCTGCTACGGATGGGCTCTCCGCCCGTCTGAGTGCAAGGATCCTCGAGCGAGTCCTGCGGCATCAGAGGTCAGACCTCCTGCCGATCTGGATGCGAGTCCTCGCACCGCACATGTGTCAATATCCCTTCCCGCACGACGACGTGCTGCCCGTGCAGCAACGCAATGGCCAACTCATGGGTTCCATTCTGTCGTTTCCGATCCTTTGCTTGGCAAATCTCGGTCTATACCTCTACGCTATCAGAGACGACCCTCGGTCGTTGAAGGAGAAGTTGCAGGGGGTGCTGGTCAACGGTGATGACATGCTGTATGTTGCGCGTCGGTCGCGCTGGGCATACCACGTCGCTCTTGGTGAGCGCGTTGGACTTCGGATGAGTCCTGGTAAGGCGTATCACGATCGCGTGTTTGCCAATGCCAACTCTGCGTGTTTCCACTTTCCTCTGCTCGATGAGAATCGGCAGGGCACCTTTGTCAACGGCGAGTATCGCGAGAAGCGAACCACCCCGAGACACATTCCGTTTCTGAATGCTGGCTTGTACTATGGTCAGAACAAGGTGATGAATAAGGTGGCTGAAACCGGATCTGAGGTTCATTCCAGAGTCGCAGTGATTGAAGAGCTCTTGCGCGGTGCGCGCAACGTTCAGGGCATTTTCGCGGGGTACGTCAAACGACACTCGCGAGAGCTCTTTGAGGAGACAGGGTACCGAAACCTGTTCATCTCGAGGGGTCTGGGTGGGATGGGTTTGACTCCCCACGCGTGCCTTAAGTTCGACATCACAGACAGCCAACGGCGGACTGCGTACCGTCTCTACCACGAGACGCGATACGGCCACCTTGGCTTTGGACCGCTGCCTGGGGCAGAGGTTCGGGAGGCTCCCACGGAGATGTGTTTGCCTTGGCAACCTGTCCTGAAAGACGTGAAGGTGGATAATGTACACCTAGGTCGCGTCCCGGAGGGTCCGATGCTGAGCAAATACAAATGTCTTCAGCCCTTTCGAATCTGCCAGCTGCCTAGACAGCGTGGATCGACTCAGAATATCACCAGAGCCCGTGAGGGATTCCAGAAATCGCTACTTGACAAGCAGCGTTCTGACGTGTATCTTTCGGAGATCACGTTTGATGAGGCCGGTCCCTACGGCCCTCTCGTCGATGGTTACCACTTCTGGCTGGACATCGGCGGCTCGACCTGTTACGAGTCGTTTGACGTTCTCCGTCCCTGGTTGGGGCGAGAGTCAGAATGGGAATCATGCATCCCCTTGACGAATTAGGCCCTCGTCTTGGGTTGCACGCCTTCACTCGGCGTTAAATTGTGGGCTACGGTAGCCACAACAACTCTGAAAGAGCAGCAGGTCTGCTCTAGCTGCCCGATTGGGGGCAGTTCGGGGTCTCAGTGCATAGACTCTCCAAAACGGTTGTGTGATCTGATCTGGACACATGGGACGCGTTTTCTCTACCTACCTATAAGGAAACAGGAGGATTCGCGGAAATTCCGTACTAAGGGTATCAAATAGTATTCCCGGAACTTGTCGAGAGACTGCACGGATTGGCAGTGGAACTCAGCTCGAGTTGCAGCAACGATGGTGCCCC